GTTCTCCGCCGAAGGTCATGAAGCTGTGCGGCCATGTTGCAGAAGTGTCGCCGTTGTTCGCATGGGCAAGTTTCCACCTGCCCGCTTCTGCAATGAGTTTAACGTCCCATTCTGGCGTTTCAATAAATTCATCATCTGTAAACACGCCATAAAAAGGCAGATTCGGATACTCGCTGAAGAACCACCGCATCGCTCCGCAGAGTCCGATATTCTCCGGCATGAAGACCATCTGCCAGTTCTCAGGTAGCTCTTCTTTCCATGTCTCGTATGATAACGCGGACTCAAGGCCGTTGACGACTACAACGCCGGGCGTTGAGCATCCCATTTCCTTTATGCGCTCAATAACAGAGCGACACTGGACAGGACGGTTATGGGTAGGTAAGACCCACACGTTATTCTGTGGTCGTGATAGACATGACGTTGCCGGATGAATCCTGCATCGCTTCCAGATCGAACTCTTGGATAAGGAATTTCTGTGAAGAGAATGGAAGCGACAGCTTACTCGACTTACAGGCATTCAGCTTAATGCAGAATGTCTTGTTCACGCCGTAGATCGGAATGATCTGCTGGAAAACACAGGTGAAAATCGGGCTTGTTCCCATCATCGGGTTCGCATAGCTGTTCGTTGCCTCATAGCCGCTGGTTGCCGTGTATGTATAGTAAATCCAGACCGCCACACCTGCATCGCCTGAGTAGAAGGTGTAAACACCTGTTGAAGCATTGAAGCTATATTGACCAGTGGCGGTAAGGCTTGCGGCTGGCGTGAACTGAACCCCAGTGCTTTGATAGAACACCCCCTGATCGACAAGCGGCACAAGAGCGTTGTTCGTGACCGTGACGGTGTAGGTGGAAGTTGCCGGTATGGTATGGGCTTCGGCCACCGCAAGAGCGAGTGCGCTGTTGGTTACAAGCGTGCTGGCAAACATCAGGTTCGCGTAGAGCGTCTGCTGGATGCGGGCAAACTTTGCTTTGCCGGTTATCTTCAGTGCGCCATCGCCAAGATATGCCGCGACCTTAAGCTGGCCGTAGAGTGATTCGAGCTTCTGATCGAAGTCGATAGAAATATCCTGCAACACGCCGAAGAAGCTCGGAGCGGTGCCGGTTACGTCCGTGCGCGTACCGATCATCGTGCCGGTAGAAAATGCATATTCCGTCATTGATAGTCTCCTTTATGTTAAGGCAGCATTATTGAAATAGGTATATGGGCAAATCCGTTACCGCCGAGAACGCCGGGGTCTTTGGTAATCTTTCCTTCGATCCAGCAGTCATAGACGAGATTGCCTAGCGTCAGCCTGCCGTTTTGAAACTGGCTCGGCATAAGCACGCCGCCTGAGTTCGGGTCGATTGAATCTATGATGTTGTTCAGAATCGTCGCCGGGGTAGCATTAGGGTCTTGCCCGGTATCGGTGAATATCCACGCCGCGCAGGTAATAGTACGCACAGCAGGCGGCGCGTCCGATGCGCGCTTGTGATCCTCATCATCATCGATCAGGAACATAGCAGGCATCTGCGTGCCGGGTAGATTAGCCTGCGTCATCGGCCTGCGCGAAGTTGTTCCGAAAGCATACGCGCCCTGCAACAACGTGAACAGGGCCGTCATAGCTTGTTCACGTGTGACGTAGGCCATTATTTTGTCCCATCGATTACCGCTTGCTTCATGTCACTAACTATCCGAGGCTCCATCTCGCGCAGGGATGAACGTAAGAAGCTGCGCTCAGGATAATGGAAAGTGAATTTCTTAGGGTCTTTTACCTTGCGACCCCACGCCATAGTTACGGCGCGTTCAAACACATCTCCGAACTCGTGAATTGCGGCATAAGGCGCAACTGATTTGACGCTGAATACTGAGCCGATTACTGCCGTGCTGGAATCTTTTATGTTACGTTGGATGCTTTTCTGTAATTTATGAGTATGGAAATTAAGCACTTGACCGGATAGTTTTTCCATTACCGTTTTTCGCTGTAAAAGAACCGTCAGCTTATCCACCGCATTCAGCAATTTGCCATGAACTTTTACCGGCATGGCCGTGAGCCAAGCCTTCACTGCGGTATCTTGGATTTCAATGGTGAGCATTTTCTCTATAGCGGGAATGATTTCGCATACGGGTCAATCATCATCTTGACTGCATCAGGCATACCGAGCTGATAAGCAATTGACTCCTGTCCGCTAAGACTCTGCGATTTCAGGCCGATGCGGTCGCGGTATTTGAAGCGCTCCCCTACCCATTCGACGCAGCCCTGATCGAGCGCAAACGGAATGAAGCTGTAAGTAAGCAGCACGCCTTGAGCAGTATCGGCGGCAGCAAACGTATATACGCTGGTCGGACTCGTTGCCCACGGCTGCGGCGGCAGGTATTGCCCTACTGTCGGCGTGCCGCTGGCGATAGCCGTCAGCGCCGTCCCGTTCGTATAGGTAACGCCGCCGTCTGCGGCCCATATCCCGTAGGGCTGAAGCGGCGTCACCTGATAAGGGGTCGCAGGGATTGTCTGGGCTTCCGCCTGTACGACATAACCGGCTGTGTACGTGACGGAAACATTCTGGAACCCGCTGCCGTACACGCTGCCACGCGTTGAGGTAAGCAATCCGGCGCTGTCATAGCCGACTGAGCCGCTGCCGTATCCGCCGCTCTGGTAAGAGGCATTATAGCCTCTGATTCCGATAAGCTGCGGCTGGCCCGGCAGTGAGCCGTCCCATGTTTCAAGCGTCCATCCCGGCTGTCCCTGACCGGAAGATTTCTGCACGGAGTAGGTATTTACTGAAACCGCGCTCACGGAAAGCACCGGCCAGTTTTTGATCATCAGCTCGCCGGAAGGCGGGATGCCGTTAAAGTTGTCGATGAAAGTCTTTTGTGAAATATCGGGTCGATTGAGATAGGCAAGTATCTGGCTGCTGCACCTTTGAATCAGTGAATTGAGTATAGCGTCGCTCGAAGTATTGCTGATCTGCGGAAGCCATAGCTTCACCTCTGCGAGCGTTGTCAGATTCATTTTTTTATCCAAATAGTGGTGACGCAACTACATGCTGCGCCACCACCAAGCTATTGAAAATTAACCGTCTGCCACGCCGCAAATAATTCCAAGCGACGGGGGAAAATATACTGCCAAAACTTCTTCCGCGTAGACGCCATGCGGGTATTCGCGGCTTGTGATCGCAAATTCCTGAGCATAGTAATCGCGGCGGGTAAGGACTTCGGCAACATTAGGCGTTGCGTTGGTCTTGAAGTACGGAGGCAGGGTCTTGGCGTATGCCATGATCGTGCCGGGCGGAAGAGTGGGATGCACCATCACCGTGATCTTCCTACCACCGGGAATGTACGGGTTGTAGTAGTAAGATATTGTGCCGGAGCCGGTCATATCATATTCGCCGCTGTCTGCGTCTTTATTGAAACGCAGGAGAGGCGAGGACGATCCGTTCAGCACTTTCTTGGTGATGTTCTTCAATTCCTGCGCGTTGACCCAGAGAACGTCAACGGTGGTTTTGAAGGTGTTCCAGAGATAGAACAGCATGGCATCGATCTCGACAACGCCGCCTGCACCGCTTGAGGTGAGGGTTCCGCCTGCGAGGTTTTTGACATAGGCATTCACCGGGCTTGCGACTGAATTGGTGAACGTCTGCGTCAGGAAGCCATCGAAACCAGTCACCTGATTCGCGCCGCCGCCGGTCGTGCCGTCATTGACGGAGTAATCCGTCGCTGCAAGCACGGAAGCAAGCTGGCCGGTTGCGGTAGCAGCAGCCGTCAGAACATAGCTCGGAACCGTTGTAACGCCCTGCAAATACATCACAGCGGTAGAAGCTGAAGTTCCGATGTACCACAGCCATGCCACTTCGCCATTTTTGGGAACAACAGCAAAGGTTGCAGACACGGAGCTTGAAGGCGACGCTGCGGAAGATATAGCCGAGAGGATGCCGCACCCGCCGTTGACCTGCATCGGCTTGCCATCTGGAGTGGTGATGGAAAGCGTCTGGGTCAGAGCAGTGCCGGAACCCTGCGTGAAGTTGCGATAGCCTTCGTAGGTCAGGCCGACAACTGCGGCATAGAAGGTGCCGGTGAACGATCCGCTTCCGGTAGTCGATTCGCTGGGAGTATTTGCCGTTCCGAGCTTCAGGGTCTTGTCAGCACCGACAAGCGAGTCCTCTTCCTTCACCATAAGATTCTCAAGGGCAAAGAAAGTGGAAGTGGCGAGTGCGTCTTCAAAGTTCTGCGAAGCCGATTCTTCTTCAAACGTCACCGAACTGTCTACGCCGATTGAGGCATAAGCAGCGGAGCCGTTTAGGAAGGTAAGCTGCTGAAGCGGCGCGCGCTGGCCTTCATTGATGAACGGTACAGACGGGAAGCCGCCGCGCGTGAAGTTCGCGGGGTTGATGTACTTCCAGTTTGCCGTTGTCGCAGAAGGTGAGCGATGCACGCGGGGCAGTGTCTCGCGCAAGGGCGAAAGCCACGGCACAAGATGCAGCGAAGGCGCACGCAGATCGTATCCGTACAGGTTGCTGGAGGTTGACAGCGACGCTTTACGCATCGAGATCGGATTCATCTGAATCGGGTGGCCTAGAGCCGCCTTCATCAGTTCGTGCCGATACTGCTGGTGCTTCGGGGTTTCAACAGTCTTGTAAATTCCCGGCTCTTTGGTGTCGAGAATTTCATACTGTTTTGTGCCACGGAACTTTTCATCGATCTCAGCGGTTGATTTCTTGAGTTCTTCGAGGCTGCTCCCGGTGGAGCTTCCGACCTGTGCGTTCTGCCGGTCAGTAAGCGCTTTCATTAATGTCTCAGAGGGCATAAAAAATCCTTTGGTTTATGGGTTGAGCTTAGGGGTTAAGAAATTCCGAGTAATGCACGTTGCTGCTCCGGCGAGCATCCGTGGACGGGTATTTCTTCTCTGGCCTCGACGGAGGATTTAGCCGGATTACCGCCCCTCTCGTGGCCTGATTTCGATATGTCAAAGATTGCGCCTTTGCCGGGCATAGGCATGTCTTCAACGGCCTTAAGACGCTTCTCGATAGCATCTGCAAATTCCAGATGCTTCTTTGCGAGGGCGTCTTTCTCTTCCGCAACGCGCTTTGTCTCGGCCTGCGCTGCCTTGATAGACTCTTCTGCGGCGTCCTTAACTTTCTTCAGTTCCGCAGTAAAGTTGTCCTGAATCTTTTTCATTTCATCAGGATCAATCTTTGCAAGTGCCGGTGCCGAAGCCGCAGCAGCGGCGGTCGCGGCGGCTAACGCATCCGCATCCTGAACCTTCTTCAGTTCAGCCGCTTCAGCGGCCTTGTGTGCTTTGTCCGCATCATCGTCTTCAGCCGGTGCTTCGCCGAATCCGACAGCGGCGCTATGGGTCATCGCTGCCTTATGGCACTCAGCCATCCCCTCGGTAGACTTCGCCATCTTGTCCATGCATTTGCCCATGTCTTCCATGTGGCCCTTCATGCCCGCGAGGGCTTTGTTGAGCTGCGCGCCGTGTTCCTTGTCGGCGGCACTGTGGCGCGCGCCTGCTTTGCCTAGGGCTTCAAGCAGCTTTGCTGCCTTATCGGCAGGGATCGCTTTGATGGCCTTCACGAACGAGTCTGCGCTGTCTTTCGGCAGACCTGCGGCCATTTCCATCACCATGTCCTGAATGCCGTGTTCTTCAAGAATCTCGGTGGTTTCTTCCTGAACGCGGTTCTCTAGGTAGGTGCAAAGCTCATGGATGATTTCTTCGAGGTGCGCCGGAGAATCTGAGTCCTCATCCCCTTCATACGCCTCTTCCATAGCAACGCAGTTCTTCAGCCATTCGAGTTCCTGAATCAGGCAAGCAGTGCGGGCGATGTCACCCATGTCTTTCTGCACGGCGTCCTTCTTTGCAACTTTCTCGGATTCAGTGTCCTGCGTGCTGCCTTCCCAGTCCGACGGGAGCAGGTTCATCAGGTTCATCGCCTTCGCGCGCGCGATAATATGCGCCTTCGCCTTCGCCGGGTCTTTGGCGCGGCCCAGAGCATGAATAGCGTCCTTCAGGTCTTGCTCGGTACTGATCGGGAACGAGCCATCGCTCATCGCTTCGCCGCTTTGTGCCAGCTTCGCGCGTTCTTTCTCCGAAACTTCGCGCTTTTCCAGCGCAGTAATATCATGCGAGATAGCATCCTCGCGCTTGTGGAAAAATACACCGCCCTTTGTCTGCCAGCCCTGACGAAGCGCTGCGCCGACCGTCTTGCGTAATTCATCTTTGTTCACGGTTGTCTCCTTATGTTTAAATGGTCTGATTTCAACAGCGCCGTCAGCCTTGACCATTGAGA